GGGCTACTCCTCAAAGAGGACCCCCTAACAAGGAGACTTAAATGTCTGAAGCTACAGAAGAAGTTAAACAAGTTATTCCCTTTATGAATAAGGCTAATGCTAATAGAATCAAAGAGGGGGAGGAAGAGCTAAAGGAACTCTTGAAGGACTCCTCAGTAGAGGAAACAGAAGTTGGAGAGCAAGAGGAAAAGGTTAAGGAGCCTGAGTCAGCTGAAGAGAGAACTTTTAAGAAACGCTATGCTGACCTACGCCGTCACTCCCAGAAGAAAGAAGAAGAGTTGGCACAGCACATTAAGGAGCTGGAAGCAAACCGAAATAAAGAATTGCCTGTGGCCCGTGAGGATGTAGAGAAGTGGGTAGAGGAGTATCCAGATGTAGCTGCTATTGTGCAGACACTCTCTAAGGACTCCTATGCTGACCAGTCTAAGAACCTTGAGGATAGAATAGCTGACATTGAACGTAGGGATAATGCCCTAACAATGAAAGAGATGGAGGCTAAGATCCGGTCTGTTCACTCAGACTATGAGAGTATTAAGGATGATGAGAAGTTCCATGCTTGGGCTGATAAGCAACCTAAGGTACTCCAGGATGCCCTGTATGACAACACAACAGACCCGAACTCAGTCATTAGAGTCCTTGACCTGTACAAGGTAGACACAGGGGCACCGAAGAAGACTAAGAAGAAAGCATCTGCTGCGGAGACTATCCGTACTAAAGGAGAGGCAGTCACACCTACCTCAGAGGATACAGAAGGTGTTATCCTAGAGTCTGATGTTGATAAGATGTCGTCTAAGGAATATGCACTTAATGAAGAGGCTATCTTAGAATCATTGCGTACTGGAAGGTTCGTATATGACCTGAGCGCAGCCTAAAAGAATACCCTATAGTTGTAGAAAAGACTTGACAAACTCAGGCCTTTGAGTATAACTATAGGGTAAGCTAGAAACATCTAGCGCAATTACAGCCACTAAAGTTGTACCACCCACTAGAACCTAGCCCTCTCTCTTATTAAGTTGGCCGACTGAACAGAGAGAACCACCTAGAGGAAGTGGCCTCCTTATAGGGGATACCGAGGATTAGCTATCTTCATCTGAACCTATTTGTCAATCGCTATGATTGGGCTTCTGGTATGTATGAAAAATGCCATACATTCTAAAGGAGAAATACAATGGCTTTTAAAACTGCTGCAGGTTACGGCAACTTACCTAACGGTAACTTCTCGCCAGTAATCTATTCAAAGCAGGTCCAACTGGCTTTTCGTAAGTCTACTATTTGTGGTGAGATCACTAACTCCGAGTACTTCGGTGAGATCTCTGGCCAAGGTGATACAGTCCGTATCATCAAGGAACCAAATATTACTGTTACGGAATATGCTCGTGGGTCTGTAGTTAAACCACAGGACCTTGATGACGAAGACTTCACACTCGTTGTTGACAAGGCCAATCAGTTTGCTTTCAAGATGGATGACATTGAGAAGGCACACTCGCATGTAGACTTTATGTCTCTTGCATCTAGCCAAGCAGGCTATAAACTTAAAGACCAGTTTGACCAAGAAGTACTTGGTTATCTCTCTGGCTATAAGCAGACTGCTATCGGTACTAATGCAAGTGCGGTCAATACAACTGTAAGTGGCTCTAAAGCTGTAGCTTCTGCAGGCTCGGATGAACTCCTTGCCTCAATGAAACTCAAGAAGAGTGACTTCGGTAATATCACAACCACTAGCGCAGGGGATCATTCGACTCCTATTGCTGCTAGACTGCCGGGTGCTTTGTCTCTCCCGACAGCATATGTGTCTCCAGCTATGATGGTTGCACGTATGAGCCGCCTTCTGGATCAACAGTATGTTGACCGTGATGGTCGTTGGTTGGTTATTGACCCAGTCTTCATGGAAGTACTTCAAGACGAAGACTCACGGTTGTTTGATCGTGACTATGGGGACTCCGGTGCCCTGCGTAATGGTCTTGTCCTCAAGAACTTCTACGGCTTTACTGTCTGTCTCTCTAACAACCTTCCTAAAGTTGGGACTGGTCCTGAGACAACTGGTACTGCAAACCAAAATGCTAACTACGGTGTCATCGTAGCTGGTCATAAGAGTGCTGTCGCAACAGCAGAGCAGATTAACAATGTTGAGTCCTTCCGGTCTCAGGATTCGTTTGCTGATGTTGTTCGTGGTATGCAACTCTACGGTCGTAAGATCCTTCGTCCAGAAGCTCTTACCACTTCAAAATATAACCTGGCTTAAGGAGGAAATATAGATGGCAACTTATGACATGACTTCCTCTAGTACGGTTGGTGTTGGTGCTAATAGCATTGCTAGTCTCCCCTCAAAGGAGAACACTAATCCAGTCCGTACGATTGAGGCATACCTTGACTTTACCAAATTGGTTGAATCTGGGTACACTCTGGCTACTGGGGACATCTTCCAACTTTTGGAAATCCCTGCAGGTACTTACGTTCTGAACGCAGGTGCCGAGGTTATGACAGCTTTCGATGGGACAACCCCAACGGCTGATGTTGACTTTGCTGGTGGTGACGATATCGTTGATGGCGCAGACCTTACTACTACTGGGTTTGCTGCTTCAGGTACTAACGGTATGACGAACCGTATCTTTGATACTAATGCAACTTATCGGGCAGCTACGTTCGATCCGTTCATTAGTGCTACAGATACTATTGATGTTAAGATGATTTCTACCAACTCTACGGTGGGTGTCCTTCGTGTATTCGCAGTTGTAATTGATTGCAATACCTCAGGTCCTTTCCCGACTGAAGCGGTGCGAGACCAACTTGCTTAAATAAACTTTGGGGCTGCTCTTCGGGGTGGCCCTAAAGACTATATAAAGGGTTCTTCATGAGTTATGATTTCTTAGGTCTTGTTAATGATGTTGTGGGTCGGATGAATGATGTCCCGCTCACCTCTGCTAACTTCGACGCAGCAGCTAATCACTATACAATGATTAAAGAGTCAGTTAACTTGGCTATCCGTGAGATAAACCAAGAGAGCTATGAGTGGCCCTTCAACCACGTAACAAAGACTGATACACTTACAGCTGGGACGATAAGGTACTCTCTCCCTGCTGATACAAAGACAGTTGATTGGGACTCCTTCAGGGTACAACGTAACACTGTATTCGGTAATGACACTGTCTCCCTGAAGATCATATCCTACGAAGAGTACCTACAGAAATTTGTTGATGATGAGTATAATACTGATACAGGTATAAGAGAGACTCCTAAGTATATCTTCCGAACCCCTGACCAGAAGTATGGCGTCTACCCTAGCCCAGACCAAGCTTACTCTCTCGACTTTGAGTACTATGTCCTTCCTATAGACCTTGTTGCTGCGACAGACACGACAACTGTACCTGAGTCCTTTAGGCATGTTATCGTTGAAGGGGCTATGAAGCAAACCTATATGTTTAGAGGAGACACACAGCGGTCTATCCTCAACGAGAAAAGGTTTAGGAAAGGTATTACAGAGCTTAGGACTATCTATACGAATAGGTATGATTACGTTAGGTCTACTTTCATTGAAAGAAATAGATCTTACAGTAACACAGTGAAGGTTAGCTAATGCCTACAAATAGATTTTGGCAGAGTTACCAGCCTACAAACTGGAGGACATTCCCTGTGGAAGTCCGAGGTGGGTTGATAACTCAGGGTAGCCCTCTACAGCAGGGCCTTAATTCCCCCGGTAGTGCTAGACAATTAAGGAACTTTGAACCCTCTGTAACAGGTGGGTATCGTCGTATCTTAGGGTATACTAAATATGATGCAGACTATGTACCCCTATACGGAGAACCTAAGGTACAGGGTTCAAGTCAGACGGGTGCGTCACTGGTCATAGGTAATGTACTGGAGACACCTACTGACTCTGACACATTCACTATTAGTGGTGTTACAGGCACGTATACAGTTGCTACCTCAGGGGTAGCCTATAGTATAGCTAATAAAGAAGCTACTCTGACACTCACCACGTCTTTAGCTTCATCCCCTGCTGATGGTGCTTTAGTCTCATTTGGGAATAAAGTAGACCTCATCAAGGCTACTAAGTTATTTAATGGTGAGGTTATCGCCTACAGGTCAGGGTCTCTATATACCTCTTCAGGTACAGGCTGGTCTAAGATCAGTGTCCCTAGTTATGGTAGTCCTCTCGTCAACCTAGCTGGGCAGACTGGTACGACACTAGCTGTAGATGCTTTAACCACTGCCCCTAAAGTTGGTAGTACCTTTACGGTATCAGGTATTGAGAAGGTGTATACAGTCCTAGCTGAGCCTGTACTAGCAGCAGGAGCGGCAACAATAAGTATCTACCCAGCCTTAGCCTCCTCCCCTGCAGATAATGCAGCTCTTACCTTCATCTCAATAGATAGGGCTGGTTCTGGGAAGCATAGGTCAGTCCTTTATGACTTTGATGGTACACCTAAGATCCTAGTAGTGGACAGTGTGCATAATCCATTCACGTATGACGGTACTACTTTTACTGAGTTAGAGAGTGTGCCTACAGATGTAGCTGCTGCCGAACACGTAGCAGTCTTCTCAAATCATGCCTTCTTCTCTAAAGGTACTATACTCTCCTTTGCCGCCCCTTACACCGAAAATGACTTTACTGCTGCTAATGGGGCAGGGAGTATTAGACTACCTCATGTAATCATGTCTATTGTAATGTTTAGAGAGCAGCTTTTAGTCTTCTGTAAAGAGCGTATCTTTAGGATTACAGGGTCTTCTCTAGCAGACTTCGCACTTAAGTCAATCACAGATGACATTGGTTGTACAG